CTGTTTATGAGCGACCATTTCTCGATTGATGAAGAGGCCGGTGGACAGTACAATTTTGAGCCTTGGTACATTCCTAAATATCCAGAAATCAAACCCAACCCTTCATTTGATCTAGTACGTCTAGCTACCTCAATGTTCTGGGACTTGTTTCCAGAAGGTCCTCGGTGCCTCGATTATCGTGATAACCAGGTATTCAAATTCTTCATGAAATGGTTATCTATTGACGACGATAACTCAATCTTATTTGGAAAGAAGGATGATAAGCATGACCGGTATCATGGCTTCTATCTTTACAAGGCGATCACTCGGCTCTGTAAAAATGCAGTTCCACGAACTGAAATTTTATCGTTAAAACCTTACTTTGGTATTGATTCACTGCCTGCAGGAGAAGAGTGTTGTGTCATTGAAGCCTAGATATAGTCTAACTTTACCCACTCTTTATCTTCTTCTTTTTTCCGTAGAACGGTATTGACTAAAAGCAAGAAGATTAGATCTATAAATATGTTTCGTTGTTCAAGAGAGTTCTCTGATGCATATTTATTAAACTCAACAAACACAATCTTGTACTTTTCGGTTATTTCCTTGTACTCCAATGATGTAAACACCGATTTTGGAGTATAATATATTTCATCGAATTTAGCACCGTGTTTTTGAATTTCCAGCATAAATTTCAAATTATCGTTTGCTTGGACGTATGGGCGGAAGAATGTATTGAGAGCTGAAATCACCAAAATACTGATTTGAATACCAGCAACTGTATTCCCGGTAAAAATAGCAGAGTTTGATGAAGATGTTGCTGTCAGGGCAGATAATAACGTAATAGTTAAGTTGAGAGGTGTACCAATATTGCTCCAAAACATATAACTAATATACTTCCGATACCACGAGTTGTATAAGAGTTTGTTAAGTTTTGATTCAACAAACTCCATATTTTCCCTATTTTCTCTTGCCTTCTTCTTCTCTTCTGTTGCATCTATAATTGCTTGTGATTCGGGTACATCCTTGACTCCTATTTCAATACCAGGAGGGATTTCCGGGGAATCTTCAAGCATTTATTTGTGTAGCGAACATCAAAAAGTGGGCTTACCTACGAACATATCCTGAACGTTCGGGACATCCATAGTCTTAACAACATCCGTAACAACATCCGTTGTGGTCGCAAATACCACACCGGCTGAAATAATACCTCCGAAGAGCGAAAGCTTGCCCGCGTCTACCCAGTCAATCGGCTCACCTTTTGACCGGCGCTCAAGAGCGTATACGATAAAGCATACAAGGGCAACTGAAATAGCTGCAATGGGAATCATCATTTATTTTGCGCTCAATCAAAATTTCACATATTTAGAACGAGAGTTTCACCCATTTTACCTTCGATTTCCTTCAGTGGATCATCATCCTGTCCCTCTACTTCAGGAACTACCGCCGGCTTGTCCATATCTTCAAACTCAATTTCCGCAGTCTCGTCTCCCACCTTTAACTCTGACCGACCGTCGTCGCCACTTTCAGACCCATCATCTGACCCCGAATCAGAATCCGACTCCGGCACTTCGTCCTCGAACTTAACCTGAGTGGATGCGGCAGCACCCGCTTTCTTTACCGGCTCCTCTGGGGCATGCTCGACGTGAATAGGTAATGAAACACTCTGCGACGGCTCATCATCATCCTCTGAAAAGTACTTCTTGGCAATCGCCTCCCAAGGTAAGAACGAACGAATGACCTGCTCCATACACTCCGTAACAATCTTCTCAACTTCCTGACGGTTACGCGCCTGCTGCTCTGATGAAACACCGACTGTCTTGAAATAGTAAGCCATCTGCCACATCTTGCGAGCCGAATGCTTGTACAGCTCATGAATGAACTTCGCGAAGCTCGGACGATCAAACTCAATCTTCAGCTGAGACTGGGATCCGCGGTAATGGAGAGACGCAAACGACTTCATGTACGCAATGAAAACACCCATCAGAAGGTCATCCATATACTTACAATTTGTGACCTTAAGTATACGCTCAACTTCCGTAGATAGAGTAGAGTCTGACCACTCTGGGATACGCGTGAGCATATTCTGAAACGTGCGCAGAATCTGGTCAGGCTGACCATTGCGGTCACACAGTTCCTTAGCCGAGTCGTGGATTGACCAGAACCCATCGGCTACGGGGCTGACAAGTAACCCCACAAGGTGTTCGCGCAGATGCTCCTTGGCGAACTCAGTAGACATTTGTTAGATTTATGTACTATAAAACACTCTAAGAAACGCAATTATCAAAAACGGATTTATTTTAATTAATATTAAGTATTTCACACCAAATCAAGACAAGAACAAACACTCAACATGAGCAAGTTCATTATCACTTCCAACATCAATACGGCGGAGGACATCAAGGCGGCTCGCGATGAGCTGTCCAAGATGCTCGCCGAGCTGAAGAAGGGCGGTGACACTGTCAAGGTTGTCGAACCCGTTGCCAATGCTGGCGCGGGTAAGGCAGAGGAGCCTAAGACGCCTGCGAAGGCCAAGCGCTCTCCTGCCAAGAAGGCCGACGCTCCGTCGGCGCCCGTGAAGGGCAAGAAGGTCGCCAAGGTGGCGGCCGGTGAAGAGGAGAAGCCCGCGGTCGCAAAGACTGCGGCGAAGAACACTGATGGTAAGCGTGAGTTCACGTTTACCGCCGGTGCGAGTCACACCAAGATGCTGAAAGAGGCATTTGGTGAGGACAAGAAGGCGTTTGAGAACGCTAAGAAGATGCTGAAGAAGCATGTGGAGGGTCTGTCAGACGAGGAGTTTGACGCGAAGACCAAGGACGAGCACGTCCAAGCTTGGCTTGCGGCCAAGAATACAGCCAAGGTCGTTGAGCCGGTGGTGCCCGAGGTTCTCTCTTACGAGGACCTGAAGGCGCTGACCGGTCTCACGGAGACCGATACGGCTGGAGTCTACTGGCACCCCGAGACGGGTCGCCACGTGACTGGCCCGGCGGCCAGCTCCGAGGAGGGGCTGGACGAGATCAAGGGCTACCTGGTCGGTGAGACCACACACCGCGTCTACAACGACGCAGAGGTGTTCCTCGGCTATGCCGGGGTGGGTAAGTTTGCGGACATGTAATTCAAAAACATAAAAACAACAAAACTCAAAAAAACATAACGGCGAAAGCCAATTTTTCATTTACTTACGCGTCTTACGACGACGAGTCTTGCGTGTCTTACGAGCCTTTTTGCCCCCCTTACGACGACGAGACTTGCCACCAGTAGACTTCGGAACTTCTTCTAGCGCCTGTTCAGCTTTCGCTTCTGCAAGTAATTGGGGAGTGGGAACGCTCAATTTTTTAGCGGTAGAGTATGCCTCAGAATCGTACGGATCTGCTGGACGAACCTGACGCAAAGGAGTAACTGGACCTTTAGGTAATTCTAGAGTTCCGCTCATTTACTTATTCTGCCCAGAAAATGATGGCACAGCTCGGGAAAGTTCGCTGAATGAATTCTTGGGCTTCCTGTGTGGGAATGAGGAGACGCGGAACATAAAGTTCCTTCAAATGAGTATTAGTGATCGGCGTCCTTTTCTTGTATTCTTTCCATACATGCTCAAAGCACAACAATTTATGGTTTTTAATTCGATGACTATTGTTTCTATAAATATGCAAATCTTCAATTTCATGTGAGTAGTGCGAAAAGGTACGAATAGTAGGGTACTGATGAGTACTAGGATTGTACGCCATTTCACATACCATTTTCCAAACAGTCTGCCATTCTCGCATTGTTCGTTCACTGTAGAGAGGGTTTTCAAACTCTAGAGTGAAACTTAAGTAAATATCAGTTTCCATTATTTATTTAACTGTTGTTTGTTTAACCTATAATCAGAGTCCAAATGAAAATCAGTACTGGGAGAACTAGAATCGGGAAAAATCCGTAACTGAAAAGCGTAAGCCCACCGAGGACCCAGTACCCTCCATTAAAAAGTGTCTGACCGTACTTAGCTGCCTGAATCGTCATCGCAAGAACGAAGAAAGTCTTGATGAATAAGAACACGTCATTAAACAGTGATCCAACAATATCCAACGCTCCATCTGTAGGTGTATGCGTTATATCCGCAGCTACGGCTGGCGCATGAATCTGGAACTTCTGACCGTCCTGAATTTTTTTCGACCCTGGTTCGTCATTAATTGTGTAATCTACCATCAAGTACTTCACTTTCTGAGGATTCGGATCTGGAATACCTAACGAACTAGGACTTACCGTTAAATTGATTGAGCCGTCGTTCAAATAAGTCCGAACAGCACTCGTAACATCCGTATACGACTTATCGTAACCGTACTGAGCCTTCTTGATTTGTAATCCTGAAGCCAGACGGGCGGGAGGAGCGTCAATGTCTATAGAATCACCGTCTACTGCCGTAGCCGTATTACTCGCTCCATTATTGATTGAGTATGTTACAGTCAGAGTTTTCAGCTGTCCCGGCGCTGGGTCATCTACATTCAAGGCCGATGGAGTAACAACAAAGTTCAGTCGTCCGTCTCTTAACTGGGCTGAAACAGCTTTTGTTACGTCTACAGTATTAGTACCCACTCCGTACTTTGCCGACTGAATCTTGACTCCGGTAGTCATTCCTATTATACATTACGAGCTGAAAACAACGTTGGCAATTCCACCCATCACTCGCAAGTAATTGTACGATTCAACGTATGCTCTCACAGTATAATTGTACTGCAGCGTCTTTACAGCATTTGCGACCTGTGTGCTTGGAACAATAGAAATCAAGTCTTGAGGCGAGTATAGTAACTGCCCATTCGGACCGGTCGCACCAGGGTTAACAACTGTAGGATTTGGAAGATTCACGGTTGATTTGAGAACACATACTGGTGAAGGTGGAACATTTGTTGGGTCGTGAGACGTAACGAGTGGAGGTTGGACGAATGTGTTGCGCAGTAAGGTTTTATTGAACATTGATCCATTAATATGTCCACTAGGCTGGATGCTGTATGGGTCAAGCGAGAAAGAGTATGTATACACCCCCGGAATATCCGTCGACGTACGGCCTTTCTGGTGACGGTAATTTTCCAGCTGGGAAAAGAAGTATGATTGTTTGTATGAGAACCGTTCCTTACCGTCCAAAATAATAGACGATTCTAGCAGAATATCGCGCTGGGATATGGCAGTACTTAGTGCGTTTCCACTCGAATATGCGGGTGCCATACCTGTTATTCCAATTGAACTCATTGGAGGTTTGAATGGGTTTTCCCAGTTCGTGTAATTATCGGCATCGTTCTGGAGTTCACGGTCTGAACGCTGGGCTACCCATACGACCTGAGTACACAGATTCTTCATTAGCAGAGAAAGATCATTACTTGCGCCATACTGCCCGTTTGCACTCACCGTATCAATCTGCTTAATTAAGAACGAATGCTCTATGCGAGCAATATTGGCCATTTCTGCGTCGCCTACAAATATGTAATTGGCTTCAATGAACGGATTCAGATTCCAATACATAAGTTCGGGATTTGTTGGATACGGAACAGGCGAGTAAGTTGGGGGTGACAGGAAGTTGTTCATAGTCATCAATGCACTACTTGGATCAGGAGCCACTCTCTTACCGAAATTTGGGTTTGGATGGTTGTTAATTGTTTCACGAATGTCGCGGATCGTGAATAAGTTGTACATGTTCGTCAGTTCAACAATGATCTCAATCGATGAATTCTGGAGTGCTCCTAACGGCAACGCCGCTCCAACATTCTCACAAAACCAAAAATGAAGAGGTACGTTTAGTACCCGACCGTAAATCGACGGTTCGGCCGCTGATGTGGGTGTCGATAGTGCATGTGGATACTGATTCATACGGTCATAAGCGTTAGCTGGATCATACACTTCAGGTACATTTCCGACCATCTGGTTCACCATAGCCTTCTTATTCGCATCAAAGTTCAAGTCAGCATACAGTTTCATCCATTCGCCGGTATGACGAACAATCTCCTGGCCGTTGATATTAATCGCTGCGTAATTGATCATATTGTACCCGATATTTCGAATCCACTCGAATTCATATCCTATGGCATCAGAATTCTGATTTAAGTTTGGGTGTGTCGTTGAAACAGGAAATACTGACGAATAAATGTTTGGAAGCGTCATCACAACATAACAGTCATTCACTAACTGAGCAAGCTGGTCGACAGTAGCTCGTAGCGTTAATGATCCAGACGCAGGCAAACGTAAATTCGTAGTCTTAAAAACTAACTCAAACTGCTCCATCGCAAATTCGGTGTGGCGCTTGTACACGGACCTAAAATGCGTGAACGATGGGTTCCCACATATCAGTTGATCTTGTGCGCCTCTATTAACGAGCTGAATTAAACCTCCAGACATCTCTTACTTATTTACTGAATAGTTTTATGTGTGTATACTCCGCATTTCTTGCATCCAGTACGGTCTACATTCAGACTGGTCGTTGTACAGTTGCATAAACGAGTGAGCTGCAGGTTCTTGGCGTTTGTGTTGCTGATATGCGACTTAGAAGTGATATAGTCCGCAGTCTGCGAAGCTTTGTAATCTAACCACTGACCGTTCGTGCGCTGAATACGGCTTTCTCCGGTATGCCGAGGAATCAGCATTGGTACGGCATATTTAGCTTGTAACGG